TCATTATTTGTCGTCCCTAAATCTTACGAATCTTGGGAATCGTAGACTATATGTTCCATCTTGGTTTTGAGATACTGCATCACATAATACTTCAACAGTCTCGCCTATTACATCGTCAGATGCTGAGTAAAACTCGTCACGTTGCCCATCTGAAAATCCAGAGCCAACATTAACGTTGATCAGTTTGCCATCGTCAGTCCCTTGACAAACCAATGCACCCAATCTACCCTCATTTCTACCAGTACCCTCTTCGATATCGATTACTTCTAAGTCTACAGTAATAGTAGGTTTCCATTTCATCCAGAAGAGATTACGTTTGCACTCATATGGTGCCTCTAACTCTTTGATCATAATGCCCTCGAACCCTGCATTGACCATATCGTTAGAGTATGTTTTGATTTCTTGTTTGCCTTCTTCTGTATCTAAGTCAACAATAATATGTGACATAGTTTCTACGGAACTGAGGCCATCTAATAGAGGTCTTAAGTTGTTCATTGCAGTAATACGTTTTCTGAATTGTGCGTTACAATGTCCACGTCTAAAGTCTGCTAGTGGCATGACATCGAATACATGAAATACTGTATCATCAGCCTTAGCATCAGTTTTTCTACGTGCTTGTTTCATCAACTCATTGAATGATGCTCCAACAACTTCGCCATCGAACACAAATCCATTTCTGCAATTACCAATCTCACTGCCTAGTAATGCAATAATCTTTCTGACATTAGCAGTTACTTGGTCTTCAATATGAGTAAAGTTCTCAAAGACTTTACCATTACGACTGTAGCAAGTTGCGACAGGTTCAGGATGACCGTATTTACTGTTGCCAGGCTCAAACGATACTACCATTAGAACTCTTACGCCATCTAATTTAGGCTCAAGTCTTTTGGTGCCTGACATTTCAGGTCTGCCATCGCCATTTGTAGCAAGTTGGCATTTAAAGACTGGTACTTCGTAGTCAGTCTTCTTACAAACTTTGTTGATTGTGGATATAGAAAATCCAGCACGTAAATCTCTGCGAATGACTGGAGCACAAAAGTTGTTCCATTCATCACTAGAAAATTGTAGTGACATTTTTGCTACTGCATCAATAGCATCATTACCAGTCAACTTACGTTCTTTAAGTTGTTCTAGTAATTCGATAAACTCTGGGTAAGGGTTGGCATAGTCCCTATCTGATTCCTGATTGTCTGGAATCTTTTTGATGCCAAATGTAACATATGGATTGTAACACATGCCAGCAAGTTTAAGGAATGTATCAGCATTCTCACTGCCTAAAGTAGCGGCTTCTAATGCTTGGGTCAAAACATCTTGCTTATGAAGTTTTGAATTTGATTCGTTAATTTTATGTATCCAACTTGCACTCATATGTGTCTCCTAAATATACTATTATTATACAGCCAAACGTATTCAATGTCAACCGTCAATTGACTGTTTAAATTCAGAAATCCACACACTTATTTGGGTGAATGCTTGACCGATAATTTCTGCCAATCCTTCTGTACCACCAAATTGGTATGTACAAAGTAAGTATCCTACAACAAAGCCTATTGCTAGATTTTTCATTATGCCTCCTTTAGCACTCGATTAAGTTGAGTGACCATACCATTATCGTCCTTTCGGTAACTCTTTACTGTTCCTTTGATAGACATGACTTCACCAACTTTGGTTACGATCTTTGATGATCCAAAGAATACAACCTCATCATTGTCAGTTACTGCTGTTATGAAGTAGCAGTTCCATTTGTGAGATAGGAAAGTTCTTAATACAGTAACATTAAGACTAACACGATCTTTGATCTTGCCAATAGTCTTGTCTGTAGTTACCTTAGCGATTTCTTTATCTTGGTCCTTACGAACGTTGGCTCTCTCAAATGACTGAGGAAGACTAGCAATGATAGCAACATCTAGTTTACTATCAATAGTGTCTTTGTCTGCAATTTCCATTGCAGTCTTTTCAAAGTCACTCATATGCGAATCAGTCAACAATTTGAATGTCAGAGCCTGAAAATGCTGACGTACCTTAACGCCTGCATTCTTGTCTGCAACAGTCAAGTGCATTGGAGATTCGTCTAACAGACGGTACATGATTTCCCTGTTAGTCTCTTTTTTAGAATCTTCAGGTACAAACTTAATGTACTCTTTATTAAGACGTTGTGCCTTACATGCAACTGCCCAAACATCATTTGCTGAATAGTTTAGGCGATTGTTTGACATTTTTTTCTTAGACATAATTGTCATTCCTTACGCACTCCAGTATGTTTCTGAAAGAGTTGACATGTAGTGAGGAGTATTGATTCCCTCAGTTACAGTGATTTGTTTGCCAGTACCTGGGCAGATGCCAGTCTTAGTAATCATTGGTTCAACGTAATCTTCAACAGCAACAATTGTATAAGATCCTGCAAATTGCTTATGCATCTTATTGAAGTGTGCTTCAGTAGCATCACGGTATGCATTGTACATGTTAGCCATGTATTCTGATTGACCATTTGCTACACATTCAGCAACTTGATCATATGCTTTTTGGTAGTACTTAACAGTTCTAGTGATACCTGCTTTAGCGGCACCAGCAGTCTTGTACTGAGTAGAAGCATAACTTCTTTTGTTAGGCTCTCTGTGGATTGATTGATCTGTGTTATCGATGATTAAGTACATATTGTTTCCTTGTTTGTTCATAATATGTATATATTATAGCAAAATGGGTACCCAATGTCAAGCCTTTTTACCCATTATTTTCACTTTTTTTCACTTTTTTTTGGGTTTAATTGGGACAACATTGCTACTTACGACAGTCAATTTGGGCTTATTTCTGATCTCTTTAGCGGCTTCATCTACCCCTCGTAGCCCAGGACTTCTGACTTTTAGTGTTTTGACTGAGGGAGAATCATTTTCTTTGGCTTGTTCTGTGACCAACAGATTAGTCTCTTTAGCAAACAATGACATCATATAGACTACATCAATTTGACGTGCCTCATCCTGTTCGATAAGCCAGTCAGTGAATTTGGTATACCCTCCTTCCAACAGCAATTTGCCGATGAATTCTAGGTTACCCGCATATCTGCCTTCAAACAATGATGATTTCATAGTTGTAGTATACTAAAAAATAGTACCAGTGTCAAGGGCAATATGCCCAAAACTTGCGTCTCGGGCATAATGTTTTTTGTGACGAATTGAGGAAATGCGTTACGGTGTTATTTGTGCAATTGAGTAAACCATAATGAAACAGCATGTAGAACCAATCAATGCGAAACCTATAGTCTCACATAATTCTCCACGACCATCACATCCGAATAGTCTTTCTCCCATCTTACGAATAATTTTCAATTTTAATACTCCAGTGTGTGTAGATTGTGTTGCGTAGGACCCTCCTACAAATTCTATTTATCCCTGTATTACGAAAACTTATAATTAGTTATCAAATCATAACTCAGATGCATAACCCATATGCACACTGGTCATACAGAGTCTAAAAAGTCTCTCAAAGTACCATGTAAGGTCAACATCATGGCTGTTTTATGATCATAGATTCTGATAAAAGGTTCTCCCTTTTCTCCCTTTTTTTGGTGGACGCCAAGGTAATATGGACATTTAATCTTTTTGATGATTTCTTGTACAAATGATTCTGGTGCAATGATTCTACGTTTGTGCATTGACTTGGGATTAAGTCCCAAAGGAAAATCATAGTATTCAAGGTTAGCCATTTCAAATGCATCAAGTCCTGATAAGTTAAGTCTTAGTCCTTGACCACCTCTGCCTGTCAGCCACCATTCAAACATAACATTGTCAATTGGCATTGTGTGGTATTGTCCACGTGGTATTGCGTTGAGTATTGCTTCTGTGATTTCTTTTTTAGTCTTCGGAAATATCATCAGGGTACACTTTTCGCCCTGAGTTCATAAAGACAACTGTAAACTTATCTGTTTTGAATTGGGCATTTAACTTTCTGCATAAGTTTCTTGCGTGACCTGGATTAGAGAAACTTGTCTTTTTGTATTTGGGTGCGGCATCGTTAGTTAAATAATGAGAAGATTTTAAGTTGATAGGTTGCTCATCATAGTAAACAGCCCAAATGCCTGATGCTTCAATAATTTGATCACATTTGTATGTTTCTTTATCTACATACTCTAATAATACAGATGGCTGGTTTCTACTCATTTGAAAGATCCGCCTTTAACCTGTATATCAATCGTTTCTTCATTTCTATTCTCAATTTCTTCTTTGCTTAACTCATGCAAGTCTGCCAACAGTACACTAATATCGTCTCGTAAACCTCGTGCATCATCTTTGGTCATTACCAAAGTATTAGATTGTTTACTTTCCATTACAGTCATTTTATTAAAAAACGATTTAATATGTAACATGTCTATATATTTATCTGACTTTGTGCTTCAATTTTTGTTTTATAAGGTCCTGAATAAGGATAACGTTGAATGAAAATATACTTTGGACAGAAAATTACTTCTGTTGTGTTGTTATGTTCAACGACAAAATACCCTGCGGCATGAAAACATTTAGACTTTTCAGTCTTTGTAAAGACATGTAATCCTCGTGCTACGTCAAATACTGAATTAAACGTTTTGTTTGGACAAGGGTATTCAGGGTAAGGAACTTCTAAAGTTGTTTTAGATACTTCAGGTGTGACAAATTTAATTTTAGTATTTTTTATGATCTCGTCAGTAGTACTGAATTGAAAACTTTGTCCAGCTAAATTAACACCATATCCTTCGATGTTTGCAGATACATTTCCTACTTTGTTTTTACCGTCAGTCAATATCCAAAATTCACCGTCTGTGATTGGCTTTGCTGTTAATTCTACATCTAATATCATTTTGTCTCCTTTTGAGTTATTATTCATTTATTAATGCTCCTTGGTATGATGTGTTCAACCATTTAGCATAACTATCTGCTTGATCACTGATTCTGTTAAGTTCATATTTCCCACAGAACCTCATAAAATGCACACCAACTTGTGCTACTTCCTTCTTATCATTGACGCCTTTCTTTACAACAATGTCAGTATTATCTCTGAATAATTTAGGCTGTGCTGTAAGATCGATCAGTGTACGATTGCGTTCATAATCATCACGTACTCTGTGTTCGACTTCATTGTGATCAGTCCAACGTTGTAACATGATGTTATTCCAGTTGAAACCACCTTTGTCTTTATCAGCAAATGCTTCTAACAAACCTGTCTTGTTCTTAGTACCCTTCTTACGTACACCAGGATATGCACTAAACACATTATCACTAGTGTCACCACGCATACACTTCTCAAACAATAGATACTGAGGGTCTTCTAGTGTCTTATGTTCTTTAGTCTTCTTGTCAATGACTGGACGACCTTTATCATCAAAATAGCCATCAATAGTAATTAGATTCTTAGTAACACCATTGTACATATGAACAGACTCTGATAACAACTGTAGATAGTCAGTGTCAGTTGATATAATGATATGTTCATCATTAGGGTGTAGAGCGGCGAATCGTGCTATGCAATCATCAGCCTCAGCCTGAGGATCACGTAAAACTGTTACATTAGTTTTCTCAGTTAAAAATTTAATCAATGACTCGTAAGTCTCCCAGAACATTTCGCTCTCTTCGACCTCGGCCTCAGTCATGTCTTGTTCTTTGACTTTACGTGTTGCCTTGTAAGGCGTGTAAAAATCCTTACGCCAT